GTCTTAAATCTTCTACGTCAGCGATCTCAATACCCATGTTAGTGAGTATTTCAATAATCTTTTCTAGTTGATTTAGGTATCCATTGCCCCCAATACCAAACAAACTGGTCATGCCATCCCAACGTCCCAACTTGAATGCTGGGTGGTACCTTGCATGGGGTATTTCATATTTGAATGTATTTGCCAGTTTACGTCGTGCCTCAAGCTCAAGACCTTCTAGCTTGATGTTAACTTCGTCTTTAATAATTAACTTACACGATGACATCTACGGTTCCTATCATTGGTTTTGAACTAGTATAGTATACTATCAAATCGCAACTATTGCAATACACACTTGTTTTATTATTTCTAAATTGATTTGAAAAACTAATCACTGTTTTAGGATACCAATCAGACTTTAAAAAGAATTTAGGTATTTTTCCATTTGCTATAACTGACACTCTATTATTGTTGTCCAATTGTTTATTGAAACTGTATTCACTGATTAGTTTATTAAATTGCTCGCCGTCGCCAGCATTATTGAATCTAAAATATACACCTACGTTTATTGTTGGATCAACTGCATCAACAACTGTTTTTACTATTTTTAAATTTTTAACTGACGCACCGGCATCATACTCGTCAAAAATACATAGTGCTGGCATTTTTCTTAATTGTCTAATTGCTTGTGCAACATCAAGTAGTGTATACTCAGATGAGTTAATAAAAATTTTAGTGTTTGTTCGTTTTGCTATTTTGTTTGCCAGTGTGCTATCGTCTAAATTACTGTTAACATTATATTGAAATTCAATTTTTCTGTCTTCTAATAATAGCATATTGGTTGAATCAATGACTCCAATATTTTTAATTAATCTATTTTTTAATTTAACATTTGTTGTTTTATGAATGTCAAGTGAGTTCTTTGTTCCTGATAAATCTAAACTGCAGACGTCGTTGTATAATTTTATTACTTGTTCAGACTTGTCAAAGTTGTGTTTATCAAATTCTTTTACTATGTTATACAAATTCTTTTCAGTGAGTAAAAAACTCGTACGCCTACCTAAAGTAACAGTAGACGCTGATCCTTCAATATTTCTAGTAATAGTTGTTAAGGATTTTTTTATCTCCTTATTAAACGAACATTCAATATCTATAAAAGACTCTCCAGCTGAATTTTTAATTATTGATATTTGTTTAACAATCTCTACAGTTTTAAAACTTCTAGACCAGCTGGGATTTTTAAGACTGGGTATAAGTTCACTACCTATAAAGTCCAGTGCTTCCATATTTTCTTGTAAAATTTTTATTAGTAATCTTCCTTGAGACTCTGTAATAAAGGCAGGCATTTGAATCATGCGCACCAAATTCTTTAAAATTCTGCGATCTTTAACTGGCACTGATGAATTTAGTTTATCAATACCGTGTTGTTCGATAGTTAGTAGGATATTATCTATTGTCAGCATGATACAATTTTATACTATCTGACACTAAATGTCAAGTGTTTATTTTATTTAATATGCGATTAAGTGGAGTACTCTTGGCAATTTCATCCACTGTCCATTCGGTATATGCGAGGTCGTTTGCCCATTGCTGTCTGTTGGGTTTGAGTGGTGTTTCAATTGTATCAAACGAATAGTTTGCCACAGCATGTGCCAAACTATCAGGCCCTGTAAATACTGGTACACCGTCCAGCACTGCTTCAATGGCCGGGTTAGAACTCCAATTGACTACACAGTGGGCTGTTGAAAGTTCAGTGCCAAAATCATAAAAGTCCTGTACTATGTCAATTCTTTTAGGCATTGATTCTACTACGTTTGACTCTTTGTTATTAAAATTAAACGGGTAGCGAGGATGACTCCTAACTTTTATAGGTCTATCAGTATACTGTCTTATTTCCTGTATAGTATTTGAAATCCAATCACTAACTGGTGGCATATTTCTCCATTGATGACTAGCTTGATGTTGACCACAAATTATAATGCTGTTATCTTCTTTTGTATCTTTCCAGTCCTGTATATTAATACCCAATGCTGTTAGGCGAGCGTTATCGTTATTAGTAGCGTGTCCAAAGTATGCCTCATTGTTAATACCACCAACAGCCACTTTCCATGTGACATTTCTCTTTAATGCGCCAACTTCTAATACTATTATGGGCTTGCTTTGTTTTGTAAAATGATCCCATACTGCTTTATTTTTAGACATTCTTCCGTACCAAAGCACACTCCATATAACAGCCACATCGGCATTTAAATCATTGTCATGAGCAGTGTGTCCTAGATGCTGTACACCTTGTTCAAATGCTGAAAATACTGGGACAGAGTTTAATGCACCGTGCTGTTTAAATAAACCAAAGATCATTTGTCGTCCATAAATAACTACATATTTAACTGTACAGAGGTAAGCCTTGAGAAAATTTACAGCAGTCACAACATTTAATCAAAACGGTTTAGATGCTTACGCTAGGCGATTCATTAATAGTTTTGCTATTAACATGCCTATACAACTTATGGCCTATGCCGAAGATTGTACTCCTGAACCAACTAATAATGTAGAGTGGTTTGATTTAGTAAAGGAAAGTTCTGAACTAGTTGCATTTAAAACCAAATGGGCTAATGTGCCCAAAGCCAACGGTGATGTTACTAATGATCCCGTTAGATCAAAACGCCGTGATGCAGGCAAAGGTTTTAAATGGGACGCAATTAGGTTTAGTCATAAAGTGTATGCTATATTCGCAGCCGCAAAAAGAACTGATGCCGATGTACTAATATGGATGGATGCTGATACAATTTGTCATAGTGCAATGCCTATAGAGTTTTTAGATACGTTTATTCCAGAAGATAAGGATGTTTGTTTTCTTGGACGTAAAGATAAATTTAGCGAATGTGGATTTTATTCGCTAAATTTAAAATCTAAAAACACACAGAATTTTTTAAAACGGTTTCAAGAAGTTTATGATGATGCTGATAATGGTATCTTTACTTTAGATGAATGGCATGATAGTTATGTATTTGATGCAGTAAGAAAACCCATGCAACTAAATGAACTTGATTGGAGTTCTAATTTAATTACTGGTGAGGGGCATCCTTTTATTAATACTGATTTAGGAAAATACTTAGATCATCTTAAAGGCAAAAGAAAAGATTACGGTAAAAGCCTTGCATCTGATTTAAAAATAAAAAGAGAAGAGAGTTATTGGCAATGAAACAATCATATAATTTTTGGTTTCCAGACTATGACGATCACTTTCCAAGGATGCTTGATAAAAGTATATTAAAGGATGGCGTTGCTAGATATCAATGGCGGGCAAGAGATGCGGCTGTTGATGCGTGTATTCAAAAAAGAATATGCATTGACATAGGAGCAAACGTAGGTTTATGGTCATGTGATCTTGTCAAGTCATTTGACCATATTATAGCGTTTGAACCTGTAGCAGAGTTTATTGAATGTTTTAAGAAAAATGTTTCTAAAACTAATTACACTATTCATCAAATGGCTTTGGGGCGCACTGAAAGTTTTATAGAAATGAATATTGTACAGGGAAACACTGGTCACACTCATATTGATCAAACATCAATGGGTAAAGGAACCATTCCTTTAAAAACTTTAGATAGTTTTAATCTAACAAACGTAGACATGATTAAGATCGATGTTGAAGGGTTTGAAGGTGAGATACTTGCCGGTGCTATGAAAACTATTGAACAAAATAAACCAGTGCTAGTAATTGAGCAACAAAAACACGAGTATCAAAATGATATGAACGAAACTCCAGCAATTAAAATATTAGAAGGCTGGGGTTACCAAGTAGTGGAACAGTTTAATAAAGATTGGGTGTTAAAATACAAAGGCGTTCTCTAATAAATCTCCAAGCAGATCCATTTGAAACCTCGTCATCATTCCAGTGGCTTTGGCTAACTTTATTGATCCATTCAGTCCTATCATGCATGATTGGATTTGCTATATTTTTTAAATCTGTATTACATACTGGCCATGTTTGACTTTGTCTAGGCATAGCGTCAGTCACAAATACTGGGACTCCGTGAATTAAACTAGCGATTCCTGGACTGCTGTTGTATGTAACAGTTGCCCAACAATTTTGTAAGTCGTCAATCAAATTTGGGTTTGAACTAATCCTGTACTCATTTGAAAATTTCAAATGCTCTTGACGCCTATCTCCAGGATGCTTTCTAACTACTATTGGTCTGTTGGTGTTTTTTCTTATTTCTTTTATTGTATTGTCTAACCATTCTTGAACATTAGTTCCGCACATACTCCAACCGTCTACACGCTGTAAGCACACTAGGATATGTTCACCAGTTGTTCTATAATCTTTTAATTTAATGTTTAGTGTATCACTAATAGATTCCCATCTTGTAGTGTCTATCTTATTGTCAAAATAGAATCCAGTTGTTGGAAATATGCCATTAAGACTGTATCGCAAGTAGTAGTTTGCTAAACTTGGGCTGGCAAATTGAAATAAATTACTGTCAATAACTATTACATTTTCATGATTATCAAGTATGCGCCTACGTAATTGTAAGTGTGGGGGTGTTGTATCACTATGCACAAACCCTTGCATAACCGCAACATTGCAGTCAACTAAGTTAAACCCATTAACAAATTCTACTTGATCTGATGATTTTAAAATACCTTCACCAAATCTTTTAAGAACAGCTAACTTAGTTTCACTTTTATTCTTTGGAATCGCTGTTAGGTAAATTGCTATTTTCATTTAATATTGACCATGCGTACCCGTTGCGCATCTCTAATTCAGTAAATTGACTATATGCCAAGTTAGCGGCCCACTCTTCAACTTCATCAAGCGTTGGGGTATATAGATCTTCTACATCAGCTAAAGAATGTTTACATAAAAAGTGTGCGGCATTGGGTCCTAAAGTAATTGCTGGTTTGCCCAATAACAACGCTTCCGTTGCCGCAATACTGTTAAATGTAATCAAACAATGCACATCTTTTGACAATGCATCTTCTAATGTGTCAGTGTGCATACGCACTTCTCTGCTTTGTTTTAATCGTATAACAATGTTTCTATCAGTGTGTTTTTTAAGTTCTAGCAATGTTTCTTCCATCCACTGATCCAAATCAAGATCATAAAATTTCATTACTTTTGCTGACGGTGGACAGATCAATATATTTGATCCTCGACTAAATTTATGTGGCTGATACCCAGTTGCCATTAATCTATCTCGTGGACGATTAATAATTGGATAGATGTTTTGTAAATGATTTTTTGTTATTCGATGATATAGTTTACGTTTGCCATTACCAAAGTAACCAGTATCTATATAGTAAAAATCTCTCTTGGTTTCCCAACAAGTATGTATTTGCTTACGTTTTGCAATGCCTCTAATGACCACTGGCGAGTTATTGCCCTCAATCATATCCCAGGTTGTTATTTGGCCACCTGAACCAATCATAAAGTTTTCTAACATAGGGTCGTACACATTTCCTTTCCTAGCGTATCTAAATTCACTGTCAACAGCATATACACGTTTAGGTGATAAGTTTGTATCAATTTCTTTAATTAAGTCATCTCTTGTAGTTTTATAATATTCATTATTTGAGTCCATACGGTACTCAACCATTTTATCAATAATATTATTAATCTCTTCTGGCAAGTTTGCATACTTGTGAGGAGGCGGTGGAGATGTATTTGCTATTACCATCTCGTTACGTATCATTTCCCAATGATAACCGTACTCACAATGCTTATAATTGTCAAACCAAGGCCCACCTTCAGTGTAGTGTATAACATGTGGTGTTCCGTCTTTTGGTTCATGATAGTGATTAACTAACCAATTCCAATGGTGTGTTAACTCACCAATCTCTTCGTTTTTAAGCCAATTGAATCTATGTAGGTATTGACCAGTTTCTGTGTTAACTAGGTCGGGCGTAACTTTTTTATTTGATGGGTGTCCACAGTTCCATAGTATTACTGAGCTCCAGTTTTTTCTTGGATACGGCAACTGTTTTTGTCCGTCCATCTTTAAACCTTCAGGTGGAGTGTAGTCATGTTTAACAACCATTACTGCATATTTTTCATCAGCATACTTCATAATTTCAGCCGGATCAAGCATCCATATGATGTCACAATCACAAAATATTGCCCAGCCTTCATAGTTCATTAGTGCTGGTACTAGGAAGCGTGTAAATGTAAATGCTGTTGAACTCAGCGGATCTTTTTCTCGCCAGTATAGGTTAGCCTCTTTAAGTTCTTCCTGCTTTAAAGGAAACACTTGTGCTTTTTTATTATTACGTTTAACAGAATATTCGCATACCTTGTATGCAATATCTTCTCGATCATCGTAGCCTACAAATACTTTCATTTTCTTTCTATGTCCTCTTCAGAGCAGTTTGATCCATATTGTATTTCTATGATACGTAATGGTTCCAATGTTTCATTGACTAACTGATGCCACTCGTTATTGGCAATCCATGTGTGGTCAAATTGTGTAAATTTGCCAACTAATTCAGAATCTGTCTTTCTATTAAGTGTATAGACAGTTGCTTCACCTTCACTAACAAACCAAAACTCTGAACGCTGTTTATGCTTTTGCATACTTAGACTTTTACCAGGTTCAACAGTTAACTCTTTGAGTTTTACTTCTGCGCCTACTTGATGTAATACTTTATAATAGCCCCATGGTCTAGTGGTTTTTGGACTTTTCCATTCTTCAAGGATCCAACTGCTTGAGTTTTTTTTGTCTTCACCACCAACGCCAAAAACAAATTCAACATCTTCAAAAATCATTTCTGGTATGTTGTCTTTTGTTCTATCGCCGCCGTTGGCAAAGATTAATTCATCATCTGGATAAACTTCTTTAACACGTTTAATAGCATCAATGGCTGATCCATCGCTGTCATCAAAAGAAAATACGATGTCTACCATTTTTAAATTTTCAATAATAGCAGAACGTTCAGACCACGGCATAAACTCGTGACCTTTCTTTCGACGCAGCCATTCGTCAGAGTTTAAGCCAACTGCAAGAGCATGGCCTAAATTTTTAGCTTCTTTGAGTAGGGCAATGTGCCCAGAGTGTATGGGGTCAAACCCACCTGTAACAATCACTATTTTCATAGTGATATTTATATACGTAGATTACTCTACTAAATTATTTTTCTTTTGTATTTTGCTGGAACGCCTGCATACAAAGTATTTGATTCATAAGTTCCAGATAACACTACAGAACCTGAAGCAATTACAGCATTATCGCCAATAGTACATGGTCCTAGAATAATTGCATTACTTGCAATCCAAACGCCTTTCCCTATAACAATATCGTTACCTTTTCTAGGAAACGCCCATCTTTCTTTTTTAGTTTTACTAATATCATGCGACCCAGTTATTACTGTAACATTGTTTCCAAAAAAAGTAAATTCACCAATTGATACTGATCCAGAATTTAAATTAAAAAATGTATTGGATAATTTTACGTTTGACTCGCATTCAACTTTTCCGTAATTCCCGTACATTACTGGTGTTTTAGTTAATTCAAAAGCAATGAGGGGTGTTAATTTTTTAGCAAGATCAAGCAGTTCTTCATTGTTCATTATAAAGAAGCATCTTCCATGCCAGCAGTACGTAGTTTAATTACGTTACTTAACTGCCATTGTTTAATATCTAATGCTTTGGTAATGCCCAGCCACTTGTTTCGTAGTAGTGCAAATTCATTGATAATTTTTTCAAAATCAACCACATCGCTCTCACCATCCACGTATTTTTCAACATCGCGGCTGGTAAGAGCTCTCTGGTAATTTTCCAAGTACTTACGAAAGTGTTGACTACGAAGACGTCGTAATTCAATGTTTAAATATTCAAGAATAGCTTCAATCTCTTGAAGTTGATTAAATCTATGTTCCACAACACCAGGCATATTGGCAGCTGCCTTTTCAATATTTCCCGTTATACGGACATCGCTTTTTGCTGCCTGTAGCTCGGCTTCGTAGTGTAGCACAGCGTCAGGAATATGACTTATATCCTTACTAATCTTGTTATACCACATTAATAATCTTCTTCTTCTTCGTCGTCTATGTCTTCGTATTCTTCAACAATTTCTTCTTCGTCATTTTCAAGGTAATACTCAATAGCATGATCCAAATCGGCATCCACACCACGAGCACCTTCTAATACTTTGTCTTTAACGCCATAGTCTGCAAGTAGATCAACATATTTTTCCGCTATTGCGGCAACTTCTTTTTTGTCAATGTACTCTTTAAACAATAGCCAAACGTCTGCAATTTGATTGTCATTCATTTACCTCTGTCTCCTCTTCGATGATAGTTTTAGGTTTAATGTGATAATTTTGCATTATCATATCTAATTTATCATCTTTCCATTCTTTTCGGTAGAATAAGAACTCTTCTCCGGTAGTTGGCTCAATATACTTTAGTCTGTTGCCTTGTTGTACTAAAAGTTTTTTATCTTCAAATAAATCAACAAGTCCACTATAAGCGTTCATACCTGTCTCATATGGAATTTCAATTTGCAAAGTTTCAAAAGGCTTTGCATAACGTGTTTTCATAATCTTACAAGCGGCTCTAATGCCATGTACTTCACTGGTCTTAACACCATTCTCGTCAGTCTTAAGTTTGAGTTTTTTCATTGCAACAACAATACTAGACGCATAGACAAATCCTTGTCCACCACTAATCTTGTCATCTGGGTCAAACATATCTTGACTTGCGTATGTGTGATTAGTACAGACCATACCAACATTCCATGAGCCAAACATGTTTACACAGTTACGAACTAATGAGGTTAATGCTTTTGGCTTACGACCCATATCGCCTTTCATGTCACCAGCTTGGAACTGATTAATGTCAGTAGGGGTAAGCAACATACCCAATGAGTCTATGACAAATAGGACTTTAGGACGTTCTGCCATTTCTTTGTACTCTTTCATGAATTCATGAATGGTTTTAGCCACATCATCAATCATTGCCATGTTTAGCTTGAGTAATTTATCTTCACTTGTGTCTACACCAAGAGCATGTAACCATGCCTCATCAAGCGCATTTTCTGTATCAATTAAGATAACATAAATGCCTGCTTGTTGTGCGTTGCGAACTAAGTTGCCTGAACAAATAAAACTTTTGCCAGCGCCACTTTCGCCTGCAAACACAGTTACCTTGCCCAGTGGAACACCTCTGTTAAAGTCACCACTGATCAAATAATTTAATGCGTAATTGCCTGTAGAGATCCAATCTGTAGGATCATTGAAGCCTACTCCAAGACCTTCAATACTTTTTGTTAATGTTTTTCGAAATTTAG